GTCGGCAACGTACTTGCCCGAAAGCTCTGCCTTGATGTCCTCAATGGCTGAGGCGTTCCTGCGGTAGGCTTTCAGGCGTGACATGGTCATAGGGTCAGCCATTAGCAACACCGTCCATTCTTGCTCCGCAGTTAGGGCAGTAATTTATCTCACCGTGTGGATACTGAGCTATAAAGTGAATGATTTCACAATTACTGCATCTAAGCTGATTAGGTGTGTTTGTATTCTCCCATGTTCCACGCTTGACCTCCTCAGTTTGTCTATACTCCTTAATTCCCAACACAACATACCCGTTCTTTATTCCCCAGCCGTTGAGGATATATGTTATCTTGTATGTATGTTCTGATATCTCATGTTTTGCGTGTTCTCTTACTGTGCCGTCTGAGCTACGATAAGACGTTCCGTCAGTCGGTATAAATCTTATCAGATCTCCTGTCTGAAAACCTCTGTCATTCTTTCTGACCTCGAAAGTTTTCTCACCGCTCAGAACAGCGCCACAAAATTCTGTGTTAAGTTTCAGATTATGTGTTTTCATTTTTTTGCCTCCTCGATATCCAACAAGCTAAGCTGGTTATTTTTCATGTCAAATACTCTGTCACGCCATTCAACGCCGATATAGTCAAGAACTCTTCCCCAGCCGTACTTTGTGCCGTCAGCATCTTCACAACACTTGTTCATCCAGAAATCCCACTCTTTTTCATTTCTTTCACGAAGCCTGTCAAATCGGTGAGGGCGCTGTTCCATATGTATGCCGAAACCGCACATTGAGCAGCCTGTACGCTGAGCCTTTGTTGTGCAAAGCTTTCCGTCAAAGTCACGTTTTATCTCGCCATAGATTGTAGGCACAGGCACATTCAGGTCAAGTGCAAGTTGTAGCAAGTCCTGCCTTGTAAATATGGCAAATGGTGCTGAACGTATCGTGCTTTTGCCAAAGTAATTGCAGCCGTTAAGCATTAGCGATTTTTCACGTCTGCCGCCCTCACTTGCCATAAGTCCTAAGAACGGCACGCTCTTGTGTTGCTTTGCCCAATCATCACACGGCTTTTCTTTCATCCAGAAACAGCATTGTGATGATACCTTAAACGGCGGTATCTTGTAGTCAACGCCCTCGTTTTCATTTTCGTAACCGCCAAACAGTTCAAGCCAGCGCTGAGAAAGCTGCATTCTTGTATGCTTGCGAAAACCGCCATACTCTCCCGTTTCACCCGTTATGATAGCGTGACGAACTGTCTTGTTCTTGTCCGTAGGGTGTGCAAGCAGTTCTATTTTTGCGGCTGTTTCTTTTGATAGTACAGGAAAACCATATTCCCGTATGATATCTATTTTTGACTTGTATGGGCTTAACTTTATCACACCAAGTTGCTCGTGTATCTGCTGAATAGATTTGTCTTCAAGACTAGATACCGATACACCTGGAACATAACTGAAACCACAGTAATCATGTATAAATTTCAAAAGCGTTATGCTGTCAAGTCCGCCTACCGATATGTGCGTATTCAGATTTCTTTTGTCACATTCACGAATGAACTCCCTTACTCTGACCTCAGCGTATTTGACCTTGAACTCATACGGCATTTTCTGCTTAGTTTGGAAAGCTGCTATCTTCTGTTCATTGTCTTTGGTACGCTCCTCATAGCTTTTCACTCTTATTCCTCCTCAAATCTCGGACATTCCGTTACTGTATACGAGTGTATCATACCGCCCTTTTGCGATTCATACATTCTGTGCTGACACGTCTTCCAACCCTCAACCGGTCTGCGGTCTATGGACCATGCACAGCCTGTAAGGTATTCTCCTGTTATCTTATCCTTTGTCGGTATTGCGTGGCGGCAGTGCCAGCAGAGGGTGTGGTCAGTGTGTTTCATTCTCGCACCTCAACTCTTCCAGCCTACAATACACCAACGTATTGCCACAAGTCTTGTCGGCGATCTCCGCCTGATAGAAGAACTGACCTGTCTTACTGCTCTTGCGGATAATGCACCCTGTCAGCCGGTAGCAGTCAGAACCGTTGTAGCTCACCCTGCGTCCAAGACTTTTCTTTACTTCGTGTATCGTCATAGCTCCTCTATCCTCACATAAATGCCGGGCGTGTTCGCCCAAAACTTCTCGCATATCTCACTTGCCACAAGCTGGTCGTCCGACCAAAAGTCAAGCTTTGTCATGCAGTCCTTGAACATCTTTTGCAGGTTGTCTGTGTCAGGCTTGCTGGTCTTGTATTCTCCGTCCTTGTGCTTGCCGTCATTCGGAAACAGCCACTTCGTTATCAGCCTTATTCCACAGATGTATTTCTCAGGCGGTCTGTGCCTTGCTAGGTTTGCCGTGAGCTTTTCTTTTGCCGCCTTTACTTCGGGTGGGTCATAAAATATCGGCTTGCCGTTTCTTACTGCCACCTTGTGTTCCTGTGCTGTAGCCGTCGGCGGTATCATCGCCATAAAAAATTCAGTCATTGTTGTCTGCTCCTCTCATGCGGTCGGTGTGCTAGCCGCCTTATTATTTCAGAATATATTTTCGGGCGGCTTATGCCCGAAAATATATATTATGTAATAATATACTTTTTCTTCCCTCGGGAAAAAGTCGGTATTTTGTCGATATTTTCTTCCCAAGGGAAAACACCGATATTTTCCTTACACTTATTCGATTTTTTCCTTTCCGTTTCAAAGTAAATTTTCTCGACTTTTTCCTTCCTTTCCTTCACTTCTTTAAGCCACATTCGCCGTCATCTATCCAGAAACCACCATGCTCTTTGAGGTATGAACGCACTGTCTTTTCACCCTTTCCTATGTACTCCGCCAGCTCAGAAATGCGGCACTTGCCGTTCTCCTGCACACCGCTGAAAGCTGTTTCAATGCTCTCCTTTCGCTCCTTGCTGCGGTCTTCATTGGTCTTTTTCTTGCTGAAATTCTTCTTCCAATTCGGTGCGATGTCCTCTACCTCGCAGTCTTTAAGCACGCCCACGGTATCCTCTCTGTGAACAGGATAATCAAACCACATATCGAGGGGAGCAAACTTCGGGAACTCTCTCAGAGTACCCTCTATACGCCATGCCGTGCGGTTTCTTACTGCAAGCTTAGCCTTGTCTATGTCGGCCATCATAAGCTTGTATGAGTTCGGGTGCAGATACTTGTGTGTTATCTCCAGCATTTTTGCAGGCGTAACAAGATCGTCCTGCGAGCAAAGATCATCAGTATTTCTGTAAAATCTCCTCATCCAGTTCTCGCAGATACGGCAAACAGTTTCGTCCTCCTGCTGCTTGTAAAGGCTGTCTGAGATGTCAAGCTCTGAGAGGTCAAGAAGTGCATCAGGGTCACGGGCGAATACTCCTGAGCCGCTTGCTCTGTCCATTGAACGCTTACCGCCCTGAGCGCCTTTCGAGTGGTGGTGGCAGTATATGACCGCACAGCCAAGCTCTGTGCATACCTTGTCAAACTGGTTGCAAAAGTGTGCCATTTGGTCTGCTGAGTTCTCATCGCCTGTTATGACCTTGTAGATAGGGTCTATTATTACAGCAATGTAATTCTTCTTGCTTGCTCGGCGTATAAGCTTTGGTGCAAGCTTGTCCATTGGTACGCTGTGACCTCGCAAGTTCCATATGTCTATGCTGTTGAGGTTTTCAGGCTCTAGGTGCATTGCGGTGTACACGTCCTTGAAGCGGTGCAGACAAGATGCTCTGTCAAGCTCTAGGTTGACGTATAGTATCTTTCCTTTGGTGCATTGCCAGCCAAACCACTTGACCCCCTCAGCTATCGCCACGCACATTTCGATAAGCGCATAAGACTTGCCTGCCTTTGACGGACCTGCAATGAGCATTTTGTGACCCTGTCTGAGAACACCGTCAATAAGTGGTGGTGCAAGCTCAGGCAGGTTATCCCACTCAGCACTCAGGCTCTCAGGGTCAGGGAGATCATCATTGATACTTTCTATGTAATCTTTCCATTCTGAAAAGCTTTCTTTGCCTATGTTCTTGTCAATGATGAACTGTTTCTTGCCGTTTCTCATTACGCCTGGCATACGGCTAAGACGTGAGGGATTGCGGTTTTGTTTATCTATGTCAAGACCACTTTCCTTGCAGACCTTGTAAAGAAAATCAACACGCCTGCGGTATTCATCATAGTTTGGAGCGTCTATCTTGACGATAGCGTGAACGCTCTTCCCACCGCTGTATACAAGCACAGCGATAGGAAGTTCAAGCTCTCTCATCACAGCGTTCTGCTGTTCTATTGGCATACTGTCGCTTTCAACAAGAGCATAGCGGTAGTCTGTTACATTCTCGTTCTTTACGCCCTTGCCGTCAAGAGGGTTGAAACGGATCCACGCTCCGGCTTCTTCCTTGTAGTCGCCAAACACCGCACCAATGTCGCCGTTACATTCGCCAAGCCTCTTGATAAGTTCCCCTGCCGTCCTGTCACAGCAGCCCTTTGTGGGCAGATACTTGGTCTTGCCGTCCTTTTCTGTCTCCCACGTTTGCGTAACATAGCCCACGTTCTCTCCTGCTTCAAAGAGTGTTTCAAGATATGTGACTATCTCCTTGACAGGATCCCATTGGGCAGGCTCGGTGATCGGTATGCCCTCACCGCCGTTTACAAGGGGACTGCCTTCCTCTGCGACTATCTCGCCGTCCCAGTCATAGGCTTGAAACTCTCTGGGGCTGTATCCTCTTTCCTTTGCCATTTGCACGATAGTTCCTGCAGTCACGGGCTGAGCATTGCCGTTAAAGCCTTGCCACTTGTGTTCACACTCACCGCTGTGATAACGGCTGTCTGACCTCGACCAACTGTCCCAATCGTTCACGGAATAGCCCTCGTGCTTGAGAGCCATTCCCACATTGACCCATTCCTGATAATCACAGCTTGCAGGGTCTATGTATTCAAGCATTTTAAGCAAATTTGTGTTATCCATTCACTTCTCCTTAGTTCTCAGGTGTGTATGTTTTCGGGTCGATATCTCTTGGCACTCTCCAACCATTGGCAGAGATACGGGCTATCATCCTGCTTGCGCTGTCAAAGTTCCACGAGCCGACGTGTTCAAAACCCTTGCTTTCAAGCAGCCTTATCTGCTTAGGTGTGGTAAGTCCTGCATTGCGGCGCTTTTCAAGTCGGTCAAGGATAAGCTTTGCCTTGCCTGCGTTGTCTATATCGTCAGGGAAAATGCCCAGCTTTTCAAGCTTTGCCTTCTGCTTGTCGGTAGCAGGAGCACACTCCCAGCCAAAAGCAGGAACATAAGAGGACAAGTCCTCAGCCTGTATTGACATTTCATACTGCAAAGGGTCAACGAGCTTTCGCTTGCGTGTTTTCATTTCTTTGAGCTGCTTTGCCAAAGACTCTTCACGCTGTGCCACAACGTCCTCGCTTGCCTGTTTTTCTGCCTCTTCGATATCCACTGCACAGCCTGCCTCATTGGCAAGATTTTCGGTCATTTTCTCAGCGACCTCTTCATTCTGACAGATAAGATGTGCAGGCCTGCAAAGCTCGTGGCGTTCTGTGTGCCACAGAAAGTCAAGCAGTAAAAGCTCTGTCTTTCCCTCGCAGAGCCTTGTGCCTCTGCCTACCATTTGACAGTAAAGCCCACGCACTTTTGTTGGTCTTAGCACGATAACGCAGTCAACTGACGGACAGTCCCAGCCCTCTGTGAGGAGCATTGAGTTGCACAGCACGTTGTATTCGCCCTTGTCGAAAGCTTCAAGTATCTCCGCTCTGTCTGTGCTTTCTCCATTGACCTCAGCGGCGTTGAACCCTTTGCTGATAAGGATATCACGGAACTTTTGAGAGGTCTTGACAAGCGGCAGGAACACAACTGTCTTGCGTTTCTTACAGTATTTGAGCATTTCATCAGCTATCTGATAAAGATATGGGTCAAGTGCCGTGTCGATATCACTAGCCTTGAAATCTCCTGCCTGAGTTGATACTCCTGAAAGGTCAAGTTTCAGCGGTATGGTGATAGCCTTGATAGGTGAAAGATAGCCCTCTTTGATAGCCTGCGGCAGAGTGTATTCATATGCAAGGCTGTCGAACACCGAACCTAAGTTCTTCATATCGCCCCTGTCAGGTGTAGCCGTTACCCCAAGCACCTGAGCCTTTGGAAAATGGTCAAGCACTCTCTGATAGCCGTCTGAGATAGCGTGATGAGCCTCGTCAATGATAATGGTATCGAAGTAATTTTCCGAAAAGCCTTTGAGCCTTTTCTCACGCATAAGGGTCTGAACTGAGCCTACTACCACACGATACCATGAGCCTAAACAACTTTGCTCTGCTTTTTCGGTGGCACAGCCAAGCCCTGTTGACTTCATAAGCTTGTCCGCCGCCTGGTCGAGCAGCTCGCCCCTGTGGGCAAGGATAAGCACACGCTTACCCTGCCGCACACATTCTTCCGTAACAGCCGAGAAAAGTATTGTCTTTCCCGTTCCTGTGGGCAGAACTGCAAGGACTTTGTTTATTCCCTCAGACCATTGTTCGAGTATAGCAAGCTTAGCCTCGTTTTGATATGGTCTTAAATTCATCATCAGAACGCACCGGCTTTCCAGCCACCTGTCTGAGCAGGCTGACTATACTGCGGTGTCTGCGTCTGAGCAGGCTGAACGGTAGTCACATTCTCGTCATAGGCATAGAGCTTCTTTATCTTGTTGGACTGCCTGTCCTCACCGTCCTTGTTCTTGTAGTTGTCAACGTAGACGTGACACTTGCCCTTTTTGCCTGTGATAGCGTTCCAGTTCATTTTCAGCGGCTCACCGTGCTTTTTAAGTCCCAGTGCCAAGAAAAGTGCTGAGAGCTTCCACTCAAACTTGTTGCAAAGGAAGAAGTTCTCTGTTATCTCCACGCTGTCCTCTGCACCCCAAATGGTGAATGTGACCTTTGCCATATTGCAGGGCGGCACTTTTGCCGACCCCTCGTGTCTTGCACGTTCGTACTTTGCAACGGTGAAGTCATAGTCCCCCTCAGGGAGCAGAACAAAGTCCCCACCCTCGTTGACTATCTCATCTTCCCAGCCGTATTCCATAAAATTATCCATAGTGTTGTCCTCCTTTTAAAATGGTACTTTCTGATTTTCTCTAATAAGCGGCAGCATTTGCTCCCAAGCGCCTATCAGACAGCCCTGCACGAAGTCGTCAGGATAGTTTGTGATAGGAGTATCATAAGGGAAATAGTTTCTCTGCGATACCACAAGACGTATATCCGATTCGCTTACGTTGTTGGCTCTCATAAGGTCTGCAAGTGCTTTCGGTATGCCATCAGGGATAACGATAGGCGGTGGTGCAACGTCCTCAAAGCCGCTGAGATCTGTAAGGGGTTCTTCTGCCTTTGGTGCAGCTGTCGGCTGAGCCTGCTGCAATGTCACTGCGTTTGATGTCTTATGAGGTGGCTGCGGTGCTGCTTTCGGCTGTGCAAGCTGCTCTTGCACACGTCTTGGCATCGGCACAGGCTTAGGCATTTCAGCAGTCTGTGTATACGCAAACAGGTGAGCTATACCACTATACTCAAAAGGCATTTCAGACGGAAGTCCGTCACGATTTTTAGCATCCCAGCAAGGGTGATGTGTAGTGTACATTACACGGTCACCGCCCTGAGCCTTGAACTTCTTGCCGTCCTTATCCACAGCTACTGCATATGTTTTGTAGTTTGCAAACAGCACCATATCTGCCCACTCTTTCACAAGAGGCGATATCTGAGAAGAGGTCTTCTTGCCGAGTTTCAGCTCCCAGCGGTCATAAGCACCAAGCTCGTCAGGCTGTTCAAACTTTCTCATCTGAGCGTGAGCCGTAAGCACAACGTTGATACCGCTGTCAACTACCTCCTGCAAGAGATTAAGAAACTTGCCTATCTCCTCTTTTTCGTAAACATAGCCGTTGCCGTAGCCGAAATCTTCAATGCCTTTTTTTTGATGAGCCGAGCAGATCATTTCAATACAAAGCTGTTCAGCCCAATCAAATGTATCAATGACAAGGGTCTTGCAGAGCCTGCCGTTCATAGCTTCCTTTACCTCATTTTTGAGCATTTCCCAGCTTGTTGGCTTAGGAAAACGTCTGATGTTCAGCTTCTTTGTACTGCCCTCAGTATCAATAAATACAGGGTCGGGGAACTGAGCCGCAAAAGTGGATTTGCCTATGCCCTCAGGACCATATATCACGACTTTCTGTGCGGAGCTTACAACTCCTGATGTTATTTCATACATTAAAATGCACCTGCTTTCCAAGTTTTCGTTTCTGTGTTTTCTTTCTTTTCGTTGTCCATTGACCTGCCGTCCTCAATAATGATACTGCACTCGTCACCTGTGGAAACTCTTGTGGCTATCGCCTGCAAGCCCTGTGCTTCAAGCCACTTGCCGAAGTCATTAAGGGTATCGGTATCCATTTGTTCAAGCTTGTCCAGCAGGACAAAACCGCAGTCAGGGTTGAGCTTTCTCACGATAGAGGTAGCGACGATAAGCTGTTCTGCTCCGCTTATACTATCCCACTTATGCCCGTTATACAGCAGCTCTCCGTCCTCAACTGAAAGCCCCTCAAGAGGCAGGTCGGCACTGCCCAGCAGGTCAGTTTTAGCCTGTCTTACGCCCTCTATCTGCTCAGTGAGATATGTATACTGTGAGCGGTAGTCCTCAGCGTCTATCTCAGCTTTCTCCCTGTCGAGGTTTGCTCTTATCTTCTTGTTCAGCTCCTCGATATCTGAGATATTCTTTTCAAGCTCCGCTGTGCTTTCGTCCGCAAGATCTTGTGCGTCAAGACTTGCAAGCTTGAAGTTGTTCGCTGCCGCTTCATAGCTTGCTTTTGCACGCTCATAGGCGGACTTAGCAATCTCCAACTGCTTTTCGTAGTATTCTTTCTGATCACGCTTACGCTGATTTTCGCCGTTGCGAGCAAGTATATCCTGCTGCTGTCTGATAAGCTCCGAAGCCGAAACAGGCTCGGCAGGGACGTTTGCATACACAGGCATTTCCTTTGCGAACTTAGACTTCTGGTCAGCTATCCTGCCGATAGCGGTACGCTGGTCATAGAGGGAATGTTCCTTATGTTCCAACTGATAGAGCGTATCGCCCACGCCGATTATTTTCAGCAGAGTTGAAGCTTTTTCCTTGCTTGACTGATTTATGAACTTAGGCAGGTCAAGTGCGAACTGTTCAACAAAGCTGTTCAAAAGCTGCTGACCGCCTTTTTTGCCTGTGCTGTCGGTGACTTTGAGAGAGCTGTTCTTGCCCGAACGCTCCACTACTATACCGTTGTCGAGGGTGATCTTCAAATGCGGCTCGACAACAGACCCCTCACGCTGAGGAGAGGACGGCTTGTACTTATCTCCCCCAAGTGCCCAAGCGATAGCGTCAAGGACAGAGGTCTTGCCCTGCCTGTTCTTACCGCCGATAACAGTAAGCCCATTCTTTGCAGGTTCAAGCTGTACGGCTTTTATTTTCTTTACGTTCTCAAATTCAAGCGAGTTTATTTTTACTGACATTTTTCATTCTCCTTCCACTGGTTTTCCATACATTCATCAAACTTTTGCAGTTCTTCATCTGTCGGCTCGTCCTCAGGTCTGCCTTTGTCAAAACCGAGTGTACAACCACTTTCAAAGCAACAGCCTGCTAGGTCGGCAGAGCATTCCACGTCATCGCCATATTTACGATATCCCCAAGCGCAATCCTGACAGCACTTCATGACAGGATCTATACAGCGTGTTGGCAAGCCTTTCATTTGCCGTCACCGCCTCTCAGCCTCTCGATGTTGTGCTTGAAAGCCTCAACATATCCTGTCAGGAATTCGTTTGGGTAATCATCGAGGGCTATTTTCGCCATTTCCTCTATTCCTTCTTGACAAATGTCAAGCAATGTGCTATCATCAAGGTGTGTTGAATTGGTATCTTTTGATACCACCTCAGAGCTTGTGCCTGTTGCCGCAGGTGCAGGCTCGGTTTCTTTTAGGTACTCTGCCAAATACACACCACACTTAAAATCTTTTTCGCTTAGCGGACAATTTTCGCAACTAACAGTAAATCCTGTACAGCAGTTTACCGCCTCTTCAAACTCCTCTTTCGTTATCATCGTCATTCTCCTTTCCAATAAGTCTTACGCTCATATACTGCTTGCCGTCATAGTCCATCTTCTTCACAGGTTCAATCCCTTTCTCACGGAGCGACCTTGCGGCATCGCCAAGCCCTCTGTCGAAATCCTCACGGGTCTTGTAGAACGCACATCTGCGGCAGTAATCCTTCGTTGGCGTTACTGTCAGCGCACCGCATTCGTCAGGCTTGACATTTGAATGGAACACGCAAAGGCTTACCGCTCCACTGCCGTTGTCAAGGGGCTTGTCCCTCTTAAATACCTCTCTCATCACTATCATCGTTTTCGTCCTCCTCAATCTTTCCCCATTGTTCAGCCATTGCTTGTGCTATGCCTGGAAATGTTTTGGATCTTGTCTTGCTGTTACGAACCATTCCGCAGTTTGTACGTGCAGTGCCGTCCGCCTTTTTGCTACCGCCTGATACCCATGAACATATGGGTTTAACAACATTTGTCGGTGTCAATTTAGGCAGATTTTTCAGCCACAAACACGTTTTTTTGCTGTATGGGTGTCCATATTCATATGGCTGTATAGTCTGCGTATATTTCGGCAACCGATATACTCCAGACGGGATTGGATTTTCAACAGCTATTTTTTCAACAGGTGCATGAATAAATTTCAGGAAAAATTCTTTTGCGTCTTGTCCATTTTCAAATCTTTCAAGATCAATGTATCTTTTTTCATTAATTTTTTTGTACAGCCGTACTGCCCCTGCGTTGCTAAGATATGTACACGGCGGATGAGCTATCAGCAAATCCCATTTGTCTACCGTATGTGTCTGCCCGTCGCAAGCGGTAAAATCTGCATTGACGTTGATAACAGCCAGAGCGTCGCCTAAGATATGCCATTCAGGGTGACCGCCTGAACACATCTGAATATCGCAGCTGTACGCTTCGTGTCCTTTCGCACGGAACGCTTTGCAGACCTCTTGCGATTCTTCACAGGCTATCAGAACTTTCATTGTTCTTATCCTCCTCGTTTTCAAAACGTTTCTCCCAGTGCCTATCCACCACGCTCAGCACAAGATACATCACTACAT